GTTGGTGGCAACCTTGACGCACAGGGCACGGCCAATGTCATCGTGATTCCGACGTCCGATCCCGGCGTAGCCGGTGCAATCTGGAACAACGCTGGAACCCTGTCTGTATCGGCGGGCTAATCCATGGCCGGATCTGACATCAAAGCAAAGCGGGTGGAGGGCACCGGTGCAGTAGGCATCGGCCGCGCTCGCATCCGCCAGCTTCAGGTGAAGATTGGTGCCACGACGGCGGGCCGCATCACCATCACCAACGGCGATGGTGGAGCGACTGTGCTGGATCTGGATTTTTCGCCCAGTGACACGCACTCGGTGAACATCCCGTCTGACGGGGTTCTTTTCACTGAAGACCCGTACGTTTCGGTTGCCACGAACCTGAACGCGATGACCATCTTTTATTCGTGAGGTGGGCACATGGCTTACGACATCCGGTCCATCTCACAGGTCGGAACATCGGAGCCTTTTGAGCTTCAGGTGGCCCGGGGTCAAATCCCGGGCCACTCTTTCGTGCATCGACAGGGGCGCGTCCCGTCCATGTCGAACAACCAGTCTGGAACTGTCTGGGACGTAACCGACACGTTTTACCCTTGGAGTGCGTGGGATACAGCGGGCACTGTAACGGTGAGCCGTGCAGACGCAGGAGACGCGGGGAAAAACGTTATAATCTCCGGGTTGGATGCGGATTATAATCCCGTTTCGACCACCGTCACACTGACAAACCCCACGGGAAATACATCCTCGACCGTGTTCAAGCGCATCGACTTGGTTCGGATGAACGGGACGTCTTCAAACGTCGGGCAAATCAATGTTCTAAAAGGTGCCACGACGGTGGCTCGGATTGTGTCTGGTGTTGGCCAGTCTCTCAAGGGAACTTACACAGTCCCCGCCGGGTACACGGCTTATCTGACACAGGGCGTTATGACCATCCAGAACGGGGCCGACGCCACTGGGACTTTCTATTACCGGCTTCCGGGCGACCGATTTTTTGTCGGCCACACATTTGAGGTGGCCAGTTCCGAATACCACTATGCGTTCACCTGCCCGTTCGGTGTTCCGGAAAAGACGGACATTGACGTCCAAGTTTCTGTGCGGACAAATAATGCGTTGGTGACTGCAGCGTATGACATGATCCTCATAAAAAATGGAGGACCGCTCTGATGGCCGTAAAAAAGAAAACCCCCAGTCTGTCCGTGGGCCGCGGTGAGAAGCTTCCTGCATCGAAGGGCGCTGGTCTGACGGCCAAGGGTCGTGCAAAATACAATAAGGCGACCGGATCAAACTTGAAGGCCCCGCAACCGCAGGGTGGCAAGCGCAAGAAGTCCTACTGTGCTCGTTCTGCGGGGCAGATGAAGGACCACAGCATTGACTGCAGCAAGACTCCGAAGAAGCGGATTTGCGCTGCCCGCAGAAGGTGGAAGTGTTAAAATGGCACATACAGAGCAGTGGCATCTCAGCCGATCCGTTCCCATCAGCATCTTCATCGGACTTGGTGTGCAAGCAGCCGCCGCAGTGTGGATGTTCAGTCAAATGTCCTCGGACATTGCGACGAACAAAAAACATATCGAACGGCTGGATATACAGGTCGAGGAGATCCGGGACACCGCCTCCGCGCAGGCTGTGCAGCTAGGTAGAATCGAGGCTCAGATTGACGCCTTGATGGACAAGACGGACCGCATTCTTATGGCGATGGAACGCCAGTAGGAGGCTCCGATGAACCGTGGTAATATGGCCAAACAGATCATGGAGGGACCGATGAAAAAGGGTTCGAAAAAACTTTCCGCAATGCGCAAGGGTTACATGGGTGGCGGCAAGGTCAAAGCCGGATACAAGTGTGGCGGCAAGGTCAAGATGGCCAAGGGCGGCCAGATCATGTGCAGCCCCCGCAAGCAGATGGCGATGGGTCAAGGCTGATGACCAAGACACCGGGGCTATATGCCAACATCCACGCGAAGCGGGAACGTATCAAAGCCGGATCGGGCGAGAAGATGCGCAAGCCCGGGACCAAGGGTGCACCCACAGCCAAGGCGTTTAAGCGTTCCGCGAAAACAGCAAAGAAGTGAACCTAAGACATGGCCACGTCAGGAACACGGACATTTAATCTCGACATCGCGGAAGCGATTGAAGAGGCGTACGAGCGCATTGGTCAACCCGCACGTTCCGGTTATGACCTTGAAACGGCCCGCAGGTCTCTGAACCTGATGTTCACGGACTGGGCGAATCGTGGCGTGAACCTGTGGACCGTGGAGCGCGGTACGATCACCCTGACCACCGGTCAGGGTCAGGAGACGCTGGATGCCAGCACCTCTGATCTTTTGGACGTGGTCATTCGGCGCGACAACACGGACTACATCATTGAACGCCTTGGCCGTTCGGAGTGGGCGAACATTCCCACCAAGAGCACGCAGGGCCGTCCGTCGCAGTTCTGGTACGACCGGCAGACTACCCCTGTCATAAACCTGTGGCCTGTTCCGGAAAACTCGACGGATCAGCTGCTCTACTGGTATGTTCGTCGTATCGAAGATGCGGGTGCGATGCAGAACACCGCCGCAGTTCCGTGGCGTTTTTTGCCCTGTCTTGTGTCGGGATTGGCTTACCATCTGGGCATGAAACGGGCTCCTCAAATGCTTCCAACGCTGCAAGCGATCTATGAACAAGACTTTCAGAGGGCTGCTGACGAGGACGAAGAGCGGGTTCCTCTCCGGCTTGTTCCGGGACGGAGGTGATACATGGCCCGATATGCGCGCGGGGATAGTGCCTACGGCATCTCAGACAGATCAGGCTTCCGCTACCGCTTGCGAGACATGCGCAGGGAGTGGAACGGGCTGCTTGTTGGCCCAGACGAGTTTGAGCCGAAGCATCCGCAACTGGAACCGAAGCACGTAAAGGCTGATCCGCAAGCCTTGTACAATCCGCGCCCCGACACCCCGGAATCTCTTGGGGTTTATGTGGGCGTCCCCACAGTAGAGGCACCTCGCCTTGATCGTCCGCGAGCGGTCGGTCAGGTAGGACAGGTGGTGGTAAACACATGAGCTACACATACGCGCAGTTAAAGCAGGCCATTCAGGATTACGTTGAAACAACGGAGACGACCTTTGTTGCAAACGTCCCGCTGTTTATTCGATCTGCAGAAGAACGTATTCTCAAGAGCGTGCAACTTAGTTTGTTCCGTAAAAACGCGACGACCACATTATCCAGCGGATCTCAGTATCTGCCCTGCCCCTCGGACTTTTTGTCCCCATGGTCTCTTAGTTTCACCCCGGCTTCTGGGGACAAGACATTCTTACGATTTAAGTCGGTGAGCTTTGTGCAGTCCTATAACCCGGGTCCTTCGGACACGGGATCTCCGCGGTACTACGCGCAGTTTGATGTAGACAACTTTATTTTGTCTCCTACGACAGATGCTTCTTATACGGCGGAACTGCACTACCTGTATCGCCCGGCAAGCATCACGGCGGGTGCAGAGGATGGCACAACGTGGTTGAGCACTAATGCAGACCTGTCTCTACTGTATGCTTGTTTGATAGAGGCGTATATTTTCTTAAAAGGAGAACAGGACCTGCTGTCGTATTACGACAAGCGGTTTAACGAAAGCCTTATGGGCCTGAAGCAGCTTGGAGAGGCAAAGGAAACGACGGACGAATATGACTTCGGTCAACTTATAAGGCCTAAGCAATGAGTCTTGGCATGATGGAGATAGGTCCTGTTGGCGTCAGAACCACTGATCGCCGTGGGTTCACGCCGGAAGAGTTGGCTGCGCAGTGCGTTGAAAAGATCGTGCATGTATCCGCCTCCGCTCCTGCGCCAATCCGAGAGCAGGCGGAAGCGTTTCGTGGTACGGTGCAGCACCTCATAATGCTGTACTTGAAGCAGGCGATTAACAGTGATCGCACAACTGTGTATAATGCGCTTATGGATGCAGGCCAGCCGGAGTTGGCCGAACTTATCAGGAGACTTTAAATGGCGTTCACCGGCAACTTCATGTGCACCAGCTTCAAGCAGGAATTGCTTCAGGCCAAGCACGACTTCACGGCTTCCACCGGCCACACGTTCAAGATCGCTCTGTATACCAACAGTGCGTCTTTTACCGCAGCGACTACCGACTACACGGCAACCAACGAGGTTGCCAACTCCGGTTCGTATTCTGCGGGCGGTGGAACCCTGACAAACATCACGCCCACTACCAGCGGCACCACAGCGTTCACGGACTTCGCGGACATTACGTTTACGTCAGCAACCATCACGGCCCGTGGCGCGTTAATCTACAACACCACCACTGGCGGCGGTACAGGCACAACAGATACTGTTGCTGTGCTTGATTTTGGGTCCGATAAGACCTCTACGGCTGGTGACTTCCAGATTCTGTTTCCAACAGCGGATGCTTCGAACGCTATCATCCGCATCGCGTAAGAGGCTAAAACATGGTCACGCTTGTCAATCGTGCGAAAGTCGCCACGACCACTACAGGTACGGGCACTATAACCTTGGGCACCCCGGAAAGTGGGTATCAAAGCTTCGCTGACGCAGGCGTGACTGACGGCCAGACCGTCCGCTACACCATCGAGGATGGAACGGCGTGGGAAATCGGCACTGGAACCTACACGGCGACCGGCACCACTCTGTCGCGTACGCTGGACGAAAGCAGCACCGGATCGTTGCTGAACCTGTCTGGCAGCGCGGTGGTCTTTGTCACGGCAGCAGCGGGAGACTTGCAGAACGCCGCTGACATGGATCAGGGCGTGGCGACGACCGACAGTCCGTCATTCGTGACCGTTACTGCGGGTGACAACATTAAAATCGGCCTAAACGATTTCGCATTCGGTCAGATGTTTATATACGGCCAGGGCACGGGGAGTAGTAACGGGGGCGCGCTGCGATTATACACCGCTGCTGACCATGACACCAACACCGATTATTATAAAATTCAAGCCGTCGCGGAGGACTTTTATATTGAGGGTTCGAGTGGCATAGACATTATCCTTTACGACTACAGCGCCTCTCAGTGGCTTATGCCGCAGAGTGGTGGGCTGGATGTAACTGGGAATATCACTGTTGGTACAAATGACACTACAAAGGGTCTTTTAGAAATCTACGGCGGCTCTGCTGACGGTACTGGTGGTGAACTCCGTATTTACACTGACGCTGTTAATGACGCTGCCTCTACAGAATACTATAGCGTTATTAACGACAAAGGTGACTTTGTAATTAATAAATCTAACGGTACTGCCGCTATAAGCTTTTCTGAAGCCAACTCTAAATGGACTATGGCTAGAAGTGGCGGGCTGGACGTAACTGGACCCGTCTCCTTTGGTAATGCAGTCGTAGAAACTGTCTATGCTCTATCAGGCACCACTCCTGCACTGGACCCCGCCAACGGTACAGTCCAAACGTGGACCCTTAGTGGCAACTCTACGCCAACTGACAGCCTGTCCGCTGGCGAGGCGATCACGTTGATGATTGACGATGGCACGGCATATACAATTACTTGGCCGACCATCACATGGGTCAACAACGCCGGGTCTGCACCTACGCTGGCGACCACTGGGTACACTGTCGTCGCGCTTTGGAAAGTGTCCACCACGCTTTACGGCGCTCTGGTTGGGGATGGTTCGTAATGCTATGGCATAAAATTCAAGGCGCTGGTGGACTTGTTGGTGCAGGTGGCGGTGGTGCAGTTACATTCGTCGATAGTGTTGCTGGTGCTGGGACCATCTCTCTGACCGGTGTAGGCGCAAACGACCTTGTTATTTACATGCAAGCACAGGGGGGCAATTATGGTCCCGGCGACGATGTACCTTCCGGTTGGACGGTCCTATACGAATATAAACCCGATAGTTTTTATGTCGCACTCGCTTATGCGTATGGCGAAAGCAGCATAACAGTTCCCATTAACAGGGGTATGCTTTTTGCATTTTCGGGGAATAGCACGTCCGTTGCCCCGACGTTCGCTTTTGCATCTGGTAGTAGTACAACTCCTGATCCACCCCCTCTAACTGGTTTTAATTCAGGAGATGGGGCTTTCGCAGGCGCGGCGCTTGATGGGGGGTCTAGTTTTTCGGCTGGACCTGCTGGATATTCTGGTTTTACAACAAGCGGTCGTATTGCTGGTAGTTATTACCTCTCACCAAGTTCGACGGAGGACCCCGGTAATTTTAGCGGTTCTGACAACACTTGGGGCGCTTTCACTGTTCGCATCCCTGCCGCATAGGAGACTGACCAATGTATATCAAAATAACCAACGGATCTCCTGAGAAATACTCTCTGCGTCAGTTGCGGTCTGACAACCCCAACACATCCTTTCCGGCAGAACCAACTGACGCTCTGCTGGCTGAGTGGGACGTGTATCCGTACACACGGCCTGATCGCCCTGACTACGATCCGTTAACGACAACGCTGGTTGATGGCAGTTTTGAACAGGATGCTGTCGGCAACTGGTCTTTGCCATATGTTGTTCAGCAACGTCCGCAAGCGGATGCTGAGCGCAACGTGCGGTCGCGCCGGGATGACTTGCTGCAAGAAAGCGATTGGACCCAGCTACCTGACAGCCCGCTGTCTGCTGACAGCAAGACCGCTTGGTCTACCTACCGGCAGCAACTTCGTGATATAACAGGTCAAGCAGGCTTCCCGTATTCAGTTACTTGGCCCACGCCCCCGGAGTAAATAGATGCTTGGCTTCGCCCCACTATCAGCCGCGCCGCTTGCCGATGATGGCTTGATCGCGGGCGTAGACGCGCTGACAGCCGGCGGTATCACCACCGCTGCCCCAGCAGTCGGGGCGTCGTCGCTGGCGCAGGATCACGACCTATCTCTGACTGGGGTCACCGCTGGCAGCCCGACAGTCCCCGGCATTACGATGTCGGAAGAGGGGACGTTCAACGCCGATCCGATTGCCGCTGGCAGCCCGACCGTCGGCAGCCCAAGCATCGTGCAGGACCACGACCTGACCGCCACGGCGATCACGGCAGCGGCACCGTCTGTGGGCGCTTCTACGGCCTCTGGGCCGCAGGTCTTGACCCTGACTGGCATCACCACAGCCGAGCCTACTGTGGCGGCCTCGACGATGGTCGTCATTCACGTTTTTGCACCCAGCGCGATCACCGCAGGCCGCCCGACGCTGGGTGCGGCGCAGGCGCAGCAGGTCCACAACCTTCTTGGCGATGGCATCACCACGGGCGCGCCTGATGTCGGGACCACAGGGTCGGTTTGGAACGACGCGCCTTTCACCGCCGAGACGTGGACCGAACAGGCAGCCACAGGAGAAATCTGGACGCCTGCTGCGGAAAACTCTGAAACATGGACAGAAGCGGCGTAAAATGGCATTGTAGGCCAAGCATTCGAGGATGAGACATGGCTACTTTTTCGTACACTGCCCCGACCGTTGGCGGGTCTGAGGACACTTGGGGCAACACCCTAAACACAAACTGGTCGAACCTGTCCACGTTCCTTGGATCGCTGGACAGCGCGGAACTGGCCGTTCTGGATGGCATCACGGCGACCACCGCTGAATTGAACCTGCTGGACGGGGCAACAGTCACGACCGCCGAGATCAACATTCTGGACGGCGTGACGGCCACGACCGCCGAGATCAACATTCTAGACGGCGGAACCGCAGCCACAGCCACCACGCTTGTGGACGCGGATCGTCTGGTTGCGAATGACGACGGAACTATGGTGCAGGTCGCGATGACCGACATCAGCACCTATGCGTTCACCGCCCTGTCCATTGATGAAGACGATATGGTGTCGGACAGCGCATCCAAGCTGCCGACGCAGCAGAGCGTCAAGGCGTACATTGCCAGCCAAATTAATGCGCTTTGCATCGGCGTCAACCAGACGTGGCAAACTACTGCAGACGGCGACATCACGCGATCAGGCAACACGACTTACCAGAACACCACTGGACGACCCATTCAGGTCAACGTGGCAACGGAAGCCAGCATCGATGTACAAGTCAGCAGCGATGGCTCGACGTGGAAAACGGTTTCAAGTGGTATCAGCGGCGGTGACAAAGCCCCGCACAATGTAATCGTCCCAGATCAAATTTATTATCGCGTAACGGGGACAAACATCGCTGGCTGGGCGGAGTTGCGCTGAAGATGCCGCTGCTCCCTCTCGACATCCCTCCCGGCTTCGTCCGAAACGGCACCGACCTGCAGTCATCTGGCCGTTGGCGGGATGGCAGCTTGGTGCGCTGGCGCGAGGGCAGCCTGCGCCCGGTTGGCGGCTGGCGCGAGCGGATCGCCAGCATGTTTTCGGCGCCGCCGCGTGGCATGCATGCGTGGCAAGCCCTTAGTGGCAGCCGCTGGATCGCTGGCGGCACCTACAACGCGCTAAAGGTGGCCACATCCGGCGGAACCGTCTACGACATCACACCGACTGGTCTGACGGCGGGGTTGGAAGACGCCGCGCTGGCTACAGGTTACGGGAGCGGTTTCTACGGCACCGGCCTGTACGGCGTGGCGCGCAGCAGCACCGGCACATATTCCGAGGCGACCACTTGGGATTTGGACAACTGGGGCGAGTATTTGGTTGCGTGCAGCAGCGCGGATGGAAAGCTGTATGAATGGCAGCTTGGCGTATCGCCAAGTGTGACACTTGCTGCAGCCATCACCAACGCGCCGACCGGCTGCACCGGCCTGCTGGTCACAGAAGAACGCATCATCTTTGCGCTTGGCGCTGGCGGCGATCCACGTCGGATCGACTGGTGCGACCAAGAAGACAACACCCTGTGGACTGCCGCCGCGACCAACCAAGCTGGCAGCCAAGAATTGCAAACAAATGGGCAGATCATGGCAGCGGTCCGCACGACCGGACAGGCGCTGATCCTGACTGACATTGACGCCCACCGGGCTGTCTACACAGGCCCGCCGTTTGTCTACAATTTCGAACGGGTCGGGCAGGCGTGCGGCCTGATCGCCCGAAAGGCTGTCGCATCAACCGACGCTGGGGTCTTCTGGATGGGCCAGAAGGGGTTCTTCCGCTTTGACGGTTCCAGCGTCCAAGAACTGCCCTGCGCGGTGTCTGACTATGTGTTTTTGGATATAAACACCGACCAGATCAGTAAGGCGTGGGCGGTGTCCAACGGCCAGAACGGCGAGGTCTGGTGGTTCTATGTCAGCGGATCGTCATCGGACGGCGAAATCGACAGCTATGTCGCCTACGACTACAAGGAGAACCACTGGCTGATTGGCAAGATGTCCCGGACGGCTGGCGTTGACCGTGGTGTGTTCAAGCAGCCTCTGTACGCCAATGGCGCAGGCAATGTGTATGACCACGAAACTGGCTACAATTACGACAGCCAAGAGGTTTACGCGGAAAGCGGCCCGGCATCGCTTGGCGGCGGGGAGACGCTGTTCCACGCCCTGCAGCTTATACCAGACGAACGCACGCAGGGCAGCGTTGAGGTGACGTTCAAGACGCGCAACTACCCGAACACAAACCTCAATCCGGATTCAATTGAACGGACCTATGGGCCGTATTCGATGGCCAACCCGACTGACATTCGTTTTTCTGGTCGCCAAGCTAGAATGCGCGTGACATCCACGGGTGGTGGTGCGTGGCGCTGGGGCATTCCGAGAATTGAACTTGTGGCGGCAGGCAAGAGATGAGCGCACCCGTCATACCGCAGCCAATCGGTGACGACTGGAAGGCATGGGGTGGTCGCCTTGTGCGTTACATGCTGCGCGAGCGGCCCCGGCTGCAGTTCAAGGCGACAGACAGCAACCCGTCAGAAAATGGGATCATTCTGTGGGATGAGGTCAACGGCTACCCGGTCGTGTCCAAGGGTGGCGAATGGGTTCAGGTCGTTCTGGAAGATGGCAACTACAGCGGCGGCATCACGTCAAACCAGACGGCTGCAGCGGCCAACACGGCCTACGCCCTGACATATACGGCCAGTGTGTCCAACGGGATCACAAATGGCACGCCAGCCTCGCGGCTGGTCTTTGCGGAGGGCGGAGAGTACATGGTGTCATTCTCCGCACAAATTGCGTCCACATCGGCCAGCACCGTGAATTTTTGGTTCTGGCCTCGCGTCAACGGCTCCAACGTGGCAGGCTCGACCATGAAGAACGCCCTGCATCAGAATGGGTCTGTGCTGGTGGTCAGCCGGTCGGCGATCTTTAATTTCAGCGCTGGGGACTATCTGGAGGCCATGTGGGCGGTGGATAGCACGTCTGGCTACCTAGACGCCTCTGCCGCTACAGCCTTCGCTCCAGCGGCCCCTGCGTCCACGATTGCCATCACAAGGTTGCACGGGTGACACCAACTGAAGGATGAGGTATTATGATACCGCGCATAGGGATGATACCGGCTGAAAACATCGAAGATGTCTGGGATGCCGTGGCCCCCTTGCTGCAAAGGTCGCAACGCCGGATCAGCCGGATTGTCGGCCTAGAAGATATGAAGGACGAACTGCGGACCGAGTCAGCACAACTCTGGTCAGTGGTCGTCGGGGACAAGCTGAAGGCGGTCATTATGACTGAAGTCCAGAAGCACCCTCGCAGTTTAGTTCTCAAAATTCTGCACGTCGCCGGGTACGACGTTCCTGAATGGGGCGAGGCTGCGCTGAAGATGATGGAGCGGTTTGGCCGCGACATGAAATGCAGCACTATTTCTGCCGATGGTCGGCTGGGATGGTCTAAATACGCAAAGCGCAATGGCTGGAAAGAAGCTGCGCGCCTGTACGAAATGGAGTTGTAGCATGGGCGGATCATCAAAGACGACCAGCAAGGCTGAAATCCCGTCCGAACTCAAGCCGTTGTATAGTGCCATCGGCTCGGTCGGCACGCGCGTTGCCGAACAGCCATTCACGCCATACACTGGCGACTTCATTGCTGGCGTGACCGAGACCAGTCTGGCGGCCAAGCCGTACTACGAACAAATCGGCGCGCTATCCAGCATGACGCCGGAACAGTACCAAGAGCGCATTCAGCAGAACCTTTCTGGTTTCACCACCAACGTGCTTGACCCAGCCCTTGCTGCGGCGCAGCGACAGCGCGACATATCTCGCGTGCAGGAACAGTCTGACATTGCCAAGGCTGGTGCATTTGGCAACATCCGGCGCGGCGTGGTCGAGGCGGAAAGCCAAGCGGCCTATGACATCGGCCTGAACCAGCTGACCGCCGATCTGATGCGGCAGGGGTACGATCAGGCCGCTGCGCAGACTATGGCGCAGATGGAAATGGGCATGGGCGCTGCTGGCGCTGCCGCAAGTGGATTGCAGCAGATTGGCGCATTGCAGCAGACCACAAATCAGGCTGAACTAGAGGCTCGATTTAATGAGTTCCTGCGAGAGCAAGGCTACGACCTTGGCATCCTCTCGGCCCTGACGGGCGGGGCCGCCGGTACAGCCGGTGCCATTGGCCAGTCGCAGACGACCAGCAGCAGACCCGGCTTTGGGCAAATCTTGGGTGCGGTCGCGTCTGCTGGTCAGGCCCTGTCGATGATACCGTCCGACCGCCGCCTGAAGGTAAATATCCGCCCGGCAGGCAGACGCAACGGCATCAGCTATTACACATGGGACTGGAATAACACCGCGCGCGCAATCGGCGTGGAAGGCCACCCAACCTATGGCGTCATGGCTGACGAACTGATGCAAACGCACCCGCACTTGGTGCGGCGCGGCGCCGACGGCTACCTGCGGGTCGATTACGCAGGTCTGAATGCGGAGGCTGGTGCGGCGGCATGAGTAGCCTGCAGGACATAGCAACGGCAGCGGCGGCGCAATACGGCATCCCGCAAGACCTGTTCTTCAGCCTGATCCAGCAGGAGAGTAGCTGGAGGCCAGATGTTGTGTCCGACGCGGGTGCCATTGGACCTGCGCAGCTTATGCCGGGAACGGCAAAAGAACTTGGCGTTGACCCCTATGACCCAGCGCAGAATATCATGGGTGGCGCTAAATACCTGCGCCAGCAGTATGATACGTTTGGGCAGTGGCCACTGGCGCTGGCCGCTTACAACGCTGGGCCGGGCGCTGTTCAGAAATACGGCGGCATCCCACCATACAAGGAAACGCAGGCTTATGTCCCCAAGGTCATGGGGCGCACCAGCATGGAATACCAGCCGCGTGTCAGCACACAAGGATCGACCACAATGACGATGACACCTGATCCGCAGCCGCGTGGCGGCCTCTTCAGCCGCCTCTTTCCGGGCATGCAGGAAGACACGGCAGCCAGCGTGGAAACAGACCCCTTCGCCAACCTGTCCCGATCCCAGCGCACCATGCTGGGGTTTGCCGCGCTGCGCGATGCTGCGGCTTCCCTGCAGGGCCAAGAAGGTGGGTATTTCCAGCGGGCGCTGGGCGGGTTTGAAGCGGCCAAGGAGCGGGAACGGCTGCGGCGGCAGGGGATACAGACGAACCTTGTAAACACTGTGACAGCCCTGACGCAAATTCAGCAGGCGAATGCTGAAGCCACGCGTCTTGCCCGCGTCGGCATTGGTTCCGGCCCCAATGAAGCGTCAATCAGGCTGGAACAGATGCTGTCAGAGAAAGTGGCAGAGGCAATGGGTGGGCAGCCGACGGTTGCTGCACCAGTCGTCACAGCAGCCCCGGCAGCCCCGGCAGTCACTGCACCCGGCGTCTCGCCGGTCGTGACGCCATCCGTTGAGGTGTCCACGCTGCCTGCGGCTGGCGCACCAGCCGTGACGCCCGCCGCGCCGCCTGCGGCTCCTGCAATGCGGCGACCACAGAACCGTCAAGAGGCGGTTGAATTGTTTTACAACGAAGACATTCCGGCTGCAGATCGCGCCAGAATGATTTCCGAATTCCAGTCTCTTGCGCCAGAAGAATTGCGCGACTTGTCGCCCTTCGTGGAAGACCTCTTGAAACGGGCTGGAAAGGAGCGCGAAGTGCAAGCTGCGGAAGTGGCCGCTGTGGAAAAAGAGGCTGAAACAGAAAGCAAGACGCTACCGCTTCTGGCTGATGCGCTGTCATTCCTTGAACAGGGAGAAAGTGCAAACGTACTGGGCGCAAGGGCCGGTGCATTTGCAAACGCACTTGGGGTGCCAATAGAAAGCTACAACCGCGCATCCTCTGCCGTAAAGCAGCTGGGGTCAATCGCGGCCATGGGCAGCGTGGCAGAGGCAAAGCGAAGCGGTTTCACAGGCAGCCTGACGGACAAAGACATTGAACTGATCCAGCGGCAGGGCGGCACCTACGACATGGAGGGCGACCCATACGCCACGCTGCGCACGCTTCGCGCATTGCGCGATCAGTTGTCGCCTGAAGGGCAAAAGGCACTTGGGCTGATGATCTCCGAGAGGCAAGCACCAGCCGCCGCAGGCACTGGGGTTCAGGACGCATTGAGGCGGGCGCAAGGGGGCTACAAATGACGCTGCAGGAACTACAGGAAGCGCTGCTGAAGGCAGACGCGGCGGCCCGCAATGAAAACATCTCGGCTGAAGGGCGCGCCCAAGCGCGGGCTGACGCATCCATGTTCGCGGCGGAAATCAACCGCATGACGGCCACGCCCGCTGGTGCGGCAGAGGATGTCGCGCGATCAGGCACTGGTGGCGTGATGCGCGGCACAGCCAGCCTGATGGGCATGGGGCAGGACATCCTTGACCTGCCATCGCGGGTTGGCCGCCGCATCGTCGGGGCTGACGTGGAGCCTCGGCAGTCTGGTGCCGAAACGCTGAAAGCGATGCTGCCTGAAGCTGCGCAGCGACCAATGGAATACCAGCCGATGACCCGCGCTGGTGGTTATGCTGGCACTGTCGGTGAATTCCTGCCCGGCGCTGCGCTGCCCATCGGCCCTGCCAAGGTCATGGATCGAGTTGTGCGTGGCACTGTCATCCCGGCAGTAGCCAGCGAGACTGCTGGCCAATCCGTTGAAGCGCTTGGCGGTGGCGAGAGTGCGCAGAATATGGCACGCATTGCCGCTGCACTTGGAACACCCATGGCGATGGACCTCACCGAATACGGTCTTCGCAATTTCCTGACATCTGGCGCACGCGCCTATGAGCCGGGCAGCGCACGGCAGGCAGCGGTGGATATTCTGGAACGGGAAGGCACGACAGGCATCACTGCCGGGCAGCGCCTTGGTGCTGAACGCCTGATGCGTCTGGAGGGCGTGGAAGACCCCGGTCGCGAAGCTGTCCTGTCATTCAACAAGGCCGTGATGCAGCGTCTTGGGTCCAGCGCGCCCCGCCCGACCCGCGAGGCACTTGGCGCGCTTGAAAACCAGCTTGGGCAGGTCTTTGACGAAGCCGCCGCGCTGTCTGCCGTGCCAAGGCTTGACTTGGCTGAGAAGGCCAAGCAGTCGCTGAAAAACTACATGGAACTGCAGCCAGATAACGTAAAGCCGCCAACGAACGCTGCGCAGTATGTGGATGCCATCATCAACGCCGCGCAGTCTGGGCGTCCGATTACTGGCAAGCAGGTCCAGCAGTGGCGCAGTAATTTGCGCAACGACATCAGCCGATATACCAACGCGGAAAAATACGACGCGGCGGACTTTGCACTGGAGGTCAGCAACACGCTGGATGACATCATTGTGCAGGCCGCACGCACGCAGGCCGATCCAGCAGTATATTCCCGCCTTCTGGATGCGCGCAACCGCTACCGCGACCTGCGCACGGTTTCCAGTTCGCTGAACAAGACCGGGTCTGACAACCGCGCTGGACTGGTGTCGCCGGGGGCGCTTGGCACGCGGACACGTCAGATTGAAGGCGAACGCGCGACTGTGCTGCGACCCGGACGCCAGTTGCGGCCAATGTCGGAATTGGGTCTGGCTGGCGAGGAAGTCATCGGATCGCTGCCGACCGTGCGGTCTGGGGGGCTAAGGTCTATGACTGACATTCCAGCCATCAAGGCGTTTCTGGCATCCGGCGCAGCGGCGGCTGCGTCTAGGCTTCCAGTTGAGCAAATTGGCGCGGCAGCCCTTGGTGGCCTCGCAATACCATACGTTATGGGCGCGGCGTCTAGAACGCCTTACGCCCAGCGGCTGATGCTGCAAGACCCGTCCTTTACGTCCATGCTGTCGCGTCAGGCGGTGCCTTCTGTGGCCCGCCTTACGCCGGGTCTGCTGGCTCAGTAACCACTTTCGGCGGCCTGCCACGGCGGGGCTTGTCATCAAGCCTCGCCCGCAGTTCGATGATGGCGTCCCGCGCGTTGTCGCAGATGCGATGCACGGCGCGTGGGTTGTTGATGCGGTGCAAGGTGGTCAGTTCATAGACCAGTGTGTCTAGCTGTTCTTCAGTCATGGCTGTCTCCAAACTGTTGCCTGTGCTATGTTATTTCCAGAAACATTACTAGGCAACTGAAGGTGCAGGGGTGTGCGCTGGATATTGGACCTTTCCCGTCTGACGCACCGGGCCGTCACAGGCCGCGATTGCAGTTGGTGCGCCGCCGCGTGGGAAAAGCATCTGGAAGGCCGGGCCGCCCCGCTGGTCTACATCTTTGGCAAGCAGCACTGCCGAAATAGCTGGCAGCGATACAATGGGCCGATCTGAACAGACAAGCATCGGGCGCGCCGGGGAATACCTTGCAGCCCACATTCTCGAAACGGCGGGGATTGAAGCCTACAGGGTCGATGGCGATTTTGACCTCATCCTGAACATCGACGGCGCGCTGGTCCGAATGGAGGTTAAGGCGTCGTCCCAAAAGACAAAAGGGCGAAACCTGTATCGATTTTATGTAGATAATCGAAACGCTGATATTTACGCCTTCGTTGCGCTGGACCTTGGTCTTATGCGGCTGCGCATGACCGGCGAACTCAATGCGTCGGGTGAAATCGGCTACGGACCGGCGCGGTTTACACCTGACAACCAAGCCGCCGACATAGCCCGGCTGGTCGAAACATTTGGTGGAACGCCAAAACCGTGATACCATTGGGGGTATGTTCTCGCCTCTGATCCTCATATGCGCCATGAGTGGCGAATGTCAGACCCCACCGGCTCCGGTGTTCAAAACGCTTGAACAATGCGAAACAGCTACTGAAGACTATGTTAATAACAGGCTGGCCCCGGCGCTGCCACGCGGCACATTCGTGGTCAAGTGGCGCTGTTTCGATTGGGGCGCATCCGCTTGATCCGATCCAGCGTGTCGATCACAGCCCCGTGAGACCAGCCCTCTCCAATCACCAAAGTGTCGATAATCTGACGTGTGGTCAGGCCGCGATCTTGTAAGTATTGGATGCGCGGCATCAGCTTCGCAATGACATCAATCTGGCTTCCCGTCAGGTACTGATGATGTGGCATCGTCGCGGTCCCGGTTGCGATAAAATGCTCTGATCTCATTAATATGTTCCTCATGATTGTGCGCGATCCGATAGATCACGTCAAACTCTGCTTCCGTGACCCACCAGTCGGGCAGACATTTGTATCCCGCCCGGCGCAGCGCTTCGTTGACGCCGCGATTGGGTTTGTGTTTCGTCATAGCAGCGCATCCGTCCCCAGAGGGGTAGTCCAGTGGTTCACGACAGGAGGGACAGTTACTCATCCTTCTCTCCTTTCAGTTCTGCGAGGGTGGTGCGCAGAGCCACTTTTGCTTCTTGCGTTAGGTCTGCATTGATTAAGTCTAAAGCCCGCTCCATTCCTGCAATCGCAACGGCTCTGTCTTTCCCCTGCAAGGTTACAGTCAAGTCATCAATGTAAACGGCATCACGAAGCCGTGCGTTCTCGTCATGCAATTCTTGGATGCGCTTGGTCATGTCAGAAATGGAATACAGCCCAGGCCCAGCTTTGCCTCGGAAGGTGTATTCATACCAAGGGTCGCCTTCTTCGGGGCAGATGCAATCGGCGTCAATGTGGTGGTCAGAGTTATATCCACCCGGCACCTCTTGGATCATGCCGTATTGCAGCGACAAGTCGAACAGAACAGAGCCGTCCAGATCACCAGTCGGCCAGTCTGTCAGCACAGCCTTAGCGAAGTTTTCCCAGTCAGGTTGCATCGGCCTCTCCTTTCAGTTCTGCGAGGGTGGTGCGGGCTAAATCCCACAACGCCCCATGTCCACACCGTTCAACGATTTCTGCAAACTCCACCGCCTTCGCCAAGAGAGCTTCGCTCTTAGATAGCTTGGCCTCCGCTGTTTGTGCACGGTCCAGCATCAAAGCAAATGTCTCGTCCCGTTCCGTGATAACCCAATCCAGCTTGGCCTCAAGTTCCTCGATGCGGTCGGCTAGCGCTTCAATCAGTTCGACGCTTGCAAAGTGCGGCATGTCAGCCAGAGCGTTGTGCCTTGCCCGCTTCACCAGATCGTCACTCATCTTCAAACCCCCTCTCCATGATTGGATGGACAACGTGCAGGGTGATACGGACCTGATCGTATGCAGGCTTGGTTTTCATCAACCACTCTGCATGCTTTCTGGCTTGGTTCTCTGCAACCGCGCCGCCCAATGTGCGGCAGCAAAAGTCATGCTCGGCAACGGCAAAGTCAGATGACCGCCGCGCATGCAGGCGGTAAAACCGCTGAACCCCGTCATCAGCGGGGCCGATCCTTGCAATCTCACTCATCGCCTTCGATCCCTCTGTGTCGTTTGATTTCGAACAGCGCCTCATAGATGATGTCGGCGACACCCGCTGCGGGCATCACGCGCAGGTCATCAATGTGCAGGCCAGAAACGGCGGCCATGTGGGCCACCGCTTCAAGCTGCGCGGGCAGGTCTGGGTCAAGATCGTAATCACTCATCGCCTTCAATCCTCTGTAATGCCCGCTCTGCCGCCACCGTCATGTCGGTGACAGTCTGTTCGAAATCATCGCCAGCCGCATGGCCAAACTTGATGACGACATCCAGCGCCGCCATCGCAATTCGCAGCCTGTCCCGCAGATGCTTGGCCTCGACACGGTGCATGTCGCACAGGGTCAGGTTCCACTTAGCCATTGCTCAACTCCTGAATAGCCATCCGCACTTGCACGATGATGAATTCGTGATCCAGCCGCGCCTCTTTGTCCATCTTCGCCAGCACCTCTTCGTCGGTATCCAGCCACGCCTCCAGCTTCATCAGCCGGGCCAGTGCATGCTTCTTACTCATCGCCCCCTCCACCGGTCCTATGTTCGACCACCTTCGCCAAGATTTGCGAACCCTGACCCGCCAAACACCAGTACAAACGACCCGCCTTCTTTTCCGGAGAGGAGTGCAGCGAAATCCGATGCACGCGACCTATGGCCAGCAGCGCCTCCAACACATTCGTCAGCTTCTTCGAATGGTTCTCCGGAACAAGATGCGCAAAGTCGCGCGCCCGATACAGGAATTCCGGCTTCATCATCGCCAGCATCTCCGGGCCGATCTGGTCCGGGAAGGAACCCGGCTGTAGCCCCTTTAGTCTCGGAAGGCGCGGGGCAATAGGCTCGGGTGCAGGCTCTGGCGCTGTGGCAGGCGCGGGCTGCACTTCTGGCTTCACCTTATCCAGCATGATCGCGCGGTATGGCGTCTTGTCGCGATGCCCATAGTCATTTTCAACAATCGTCATGTCCACAATGTCGCCAGCGCGAAGGCTGTGCTTTCGCGTCAGCCCGGTCGGAATAAATGCCTGACGACCCTCTCCGACGACCATCGCCCACGCCAAGTCGTTGTTGCGGTTGGTAATGATGCCACGGCATTTCTTTGGCTCTGCCAGCGTCGTGGCCATCTTTGCCATTCGCGTCTGCTGGTCGGTCCCGCCGTTCAGCCTCTTCGCCAAGTCCTGAAACGTCTTCATGCTCTCTCTCCTTATGCGGCCTTGCGGCCCTTTTCTTCGACCTCATCCATGTACACGTCGTATGCCATGGACAGCAGCAGGTCGGCCAAGGACGCCTCTTCTGGCACTTGCTTGACCAGCCACCGCTGGAAGGCCAAATCGTATTCGCGCGACACCTCTGTGATTTTACCAAGGCGCAGCCCACCAGTGCGGGCCTGCGTGCCGAGGTAGCCGCTGACGATGACATCCTTCTGGATCAGGCCGTGCCGCTTCAGGCGATGCACGACATCGTAAATCTGCTGCCTGTGCCACCCAAGGGCGCTGGCCGCTGCGGTCGCGCAGTAGCCATTGGCCTCCAACGCCCGAGCGACCTTGATCCATCGGTCGTTGGTGATCTTGTCAAAGTCGATTTTCATTCCGTTGCCTCCAGTTGCTTTCTCAGGTTGTCAATTTGCACCCACAAAATCGACAGTTCGCCGCTGACCCAAGAGGGCCGAACGCCGGGATACTGCCGGTTCAGGCTGTTCACAGCGGCCAGCTTCTGGTCGATCAACTGCTGTGTCTGTTCTTTGGTCATGGTCACTGCGCCAGCCCCCACAGGATCAGCGGCAGGCCGCCAAGGACCGTGAACAGCGCCAGCGCGGCGATCAGTTCGCGGATGAATGTTCTGATTGTCATGGTTTTTCCTTCTCTGCTTCAAGAATTGCGTATCCGATCATTTCGGGGACTTGCGGGACGACGGCATTTCCGAGGGCTTTAAGTCGGTCCACCCTTCTGGGAACCCCATTAGCCACTCGACCCACGTCGGGTTCAGGGAGCCATGCTGCCCCTCGCAAGTCACAGCGTCGTTCAGGTCGGGCGACCGTCCCTGCCTCGCCTTGCGCTTCATTCGCGGGCTGTCTGGCGCGCTGCCTGTCCGAAAATCGCGCGCCGTCGGCGTCGGCCACATCTTGATCGCCATTGCGGTTTCTAAGTTTGGAAACGTCTTGAACCGTTCTGGTGCCTTCTGAATGGCCGCTGTCGTAATGTTCGCCGCCATTGCGCTGCAACTGCGCGGCGTGGGCCACAGTCCAGCATCGGTCTCGACGATGGAACGCCCCGACGGCGCAAGCTGGAATAACAAACGTCCGGCAGGCGTAACCTTGTCCCTCCAAGTCAGATAGCACGTCGTCGAGGCCCATGCTGATGTGCCCAGCAACATTTTCTCCAATGACCCAAGAGGGCCGGAGTTCAGCCACGAGCCGACTAAATTCTGGCCAGAGATGGCGGTCATCTTCCTTGCCTCTGCGCTTCCCGGCAGTGGAGAAAGGCTGGCATGGGTATCCGCCGCAAATAACGTCAACTGGTCCGTCAATGTCCGATCCTTTCAGTGTCCTTACATCTGGAAAGCACGGCACATTCGGCCAATGCTTGGCCAGCACCGCGCGGGGGAATGGTTCATATTCGCAGAATGCGACCGTCTCAAAGCCGCCAGTGCGCTCAAGCCCAAGGCTGAAGCCACCAATGCCGCTGAACAGATCAAGCACCTTGAGCATAGTCATCTCCAAATAAAAAAGCCGGGGAGACGCGGGAGGACATCTCCCCGGCAGGTGGGACGCGGCGGCGGAAAGGGAGGAGGAAAGGCCGCGTCCGGGAAGGGTTGGTTGCCGGGGCGCGTGGCCCCGGCTGTGGGGTTATGTTGCGACCGCAAAGATCAGGTCGCGCGCCCACTGAGGCGCGTGGATGCCGTGCAGAACTCGC